CAGAATAGGTCAAAGCAAATACCATAATTTAGATGGTAACCTGAAAGAGAGGGTAGCGTCATAGCAATTTTAAGGGGAGGCAGACGAATAGGTAATTTTGATATCAGACTAGGTTTACCTAGAGATAGGTCATTGATTGATGTTGTAAAGGATCCTAGATTGCAAAGACAACCAGGTGGTGCAGGTCAAATACAAAAATTTCTTGCACAAGTAAATCAAGGTGAAGGCTTTGCTAGAACAAATAGATTTATTGTAAGAATTAATCCACCAGCAAGAGCAAATTTATTTGTTGATGATTTTGACATGACGCCAGGTAATAATGATTTAGAAAGTTTAACAACATTAGAAAATGTTGATATGATGTGTAATAAGGTGACTATGCCTAATAGAGATATCAATACAGCTTCAAATAGAACTTATGGACCATCAAGAAGAATGCCTTATGCATATTCTTATAGTGGTGAAGTTGAAATGTCTTTTTATGGTGATAAATTTTTAAGACAAAGAATGTTTTTTGAAAATTGGCAGAAAAAGATAATGAGTATAGAGTCACACAATATGAATTATTATGATAACTATGTTGGTTCTGTGGACATTATGCAATTAGGCCAGTTTGATTCAAAACAAGATGATGACGCTAGAGTTACATACGCAGTTAGATTATTTGAAGTTTATCCTCAAACGATAGGTTCTTATGATATGGATTTTGGTTCAAATAATGAAATTGCAAATTTACCTATTACATTGAATTTTAGAACATGGGCTAACTTGACTATTGACCAGATAAATGGTGCAACAGTTGGTAAGTCAGTTGGTGATGTACCAACAATTAAAGCAAGTAAAGATTTTGGTCTGTTTAGTGGTATATTAAATAAACTACCTCCTGAAATAAGAAGAGCAGGTAGAGATGTATTACAAACAGCAAAAAGAAATCTACCAATTGGTAGAGTTACGGGTGGAAGATTATTTCCACCTTTTGGTTAATATAACAAGGAGAGAATATTATGGCATTGCCTATATTAGAAACAGCGACATATGAGTTGACATTACCATCAAGTGATGTACAAGTCAAGTACAGACCTTTTCTCGTAAAAGAAGAAAAGATTTTGTTGATAGCAATGGAATCCGAAGACGGTGTTCAGATTACCAGAGCGTTAAAAGAAATTGTAAGAACATGTACATTTAATAGTATTAATGTAGATTTACTACCAACATTTGATTTAGAGTATATCTTTTTAAATGTTAGAGCTAAGTCAGTTGGTGAAGTTACTAAATTGAAACTATTATGTCCAGATGATAAAGAAACTTACGCAAATGTAGAGTTAGATTTATCAAAGGTAGAGGTACAAGTAGATGATAAACATAGTAATGAGATATCAATTAGTGATAAAATTAAAATGGTTATGAAATATCCTACTATTGATACATTTGACCCCTCTGTTGACGCAAGTAAATTAAAAACAAATCAGTTATTTGACATTATTGCAAATACTGTTTATGAAATTTATGATGGTGAGACCGTGCATAAAGCAAGTGATTATAGTAAAGAAGAAATGAATCAATTTATCGAGTCATTAACAAGTGACCATTTTAATAAGATTCAACAATTCTTTAACACTATGCCGAAATTACAACATGAAATTGAAATAGAAAATCCTAAGACTAAGGTGAAGAGTAAGGTAATGCTGAGCGGGTTACAAAGTTTTTTCGTATCGCCCTCTCACATGACAACTTAGAGAATTATTTTCAGGTGAATTTTGCTTTAATGCAACACCATAAATATTCTTTGACTGAACTCGAATATATGATACCTTGGGAGAGGGAAATTTATGTTGATTTATTATTAAATCACTTAAAAGAAGAAAAAGAGAAACAACAAAGAGAGAATAAGTAAATGTTAGAAGAAGCAAAAACAAATTTTATTGAAAAAGTAAAATGGTTATGGTGGTTTTTAAAAGAAGAATTACCACAATTTTTATCAAATTGGAGAACTGTGCCAAGAGTTATGATGGGGTTATATGGTTTAGTATTTTACAATACTATGACTTGGTTTATGGCATTAGAAAATCCAAACAATGCACAAGCAGGTTTCGTATCTGTAGTTGTAGGTGCTGGTGCTGCCTGGTTTGGTCTATATGTTAACGGTAAATCTTCAAAAATACAAAAGTAATAGGTAAAAAATAAATGTCAATCAGAGATTCAATCGTAGGTGCAATACAATCAGGCCAAATGGCTGTTGGTAATGCTTTAGCCGGCGGCGGAGGTGCCGTTGTTTCTGGTGCTGGTGGTGCAACGGTAGTATTAGAAGATTTACGAAGAATTTCCAAAAAGAACGAACAAAATACAGGTAGACTAACAGATGTTTTAAGTAAAATGTTTGCCTTCGACAAGGCTAAATTTGCTCGCCTTAGAGACCAATCAAGAGAAGAAGAAAAAGAAAAAAACAATATTGAACAGGCAATCTCATCAGGTCAGCCAGTTGGTGATAGTGGGAAAAGTGGGACTGGGTTAGGTCTAAAAGGTTTGGCTGCAATTGCTGGATTAGCTCTCTTTGCAAAAGGAATGGGCGCCAATACAGACATACTTAAATTACCACAACAATTACAATCAATAAGAGCAATGGCAACCTTTGCAAAAGGTGTCGGTACAATTGGTACATTAGGATTTGGTCCACAGATTTTGAAAAATATAAAATTTGCCATTCAATCAACTGAATTTAAAATACCAAAACTATTTACTTCAACTAATACTTTGTTAGGTGAGTCAATTAAAAACATTAAGACATCAATAAGAGGTCCGTTATTAGGCGCTCAAATGCAAATGACACTACTAGGAGTAAGTATTAAAGAAAGTTTTAATGCCTTTAAACTTGCAATTATGGAGAACAAAGCTCTTAAAGCAATTGGAGGTTCTATTAAAGGTGCAATGACAAGTATCTCGGCAACATTTGAGCCAGTTATGAATTCACTACGAAGTTTATTTGGTGGTGTAGGTAAAGAAGGTGGAGCATTATCAAAAATAATAACACCATTGAAAGCAATTGGTAAAACAATAGGTAAAATATTCTTGCCATTGACATTAATACTTGGTGTATTTGATGGTGTAGCAGGATTTATGAAAGAGTATGAAGAAACAGGTTCTATTGTAGATGGTATCAGAGGTGCAGTAGTAGGTATTGTAGATGGATTTATTGGTACATTTGTAAGACTGATTACAGATTTGGTTGGTATGGCATTATCATATCTTGGTTTAGAAAACTTGGGTGCTTCCGTTATTAAATTTGGTGAAGATATTACAGCAAGTTTTAGTGAAGTAATTGGTGGCATTGTAGATATAGTTACAGGTATATTTACTTTAGATTGGGAAAGAATTAAAGGTGGATTTGGTACATTGTTTAGTGGTGCAGGTAATTTCTTTTTTACAATATTAACAACACCAATAGATTTGGCAGTTAACTTTATCAAAGACATATTTGGATTTGGTAACCCCGATAAGCCGTTTAGTATAAAAACTTTTTTATTTGGTGGTGACGGTGAAAGAGGTTTCTTTCCTGGATTATGGGATATGATTACAGGAATGTTCCAATTGCCTGACATGAGTAATTTAGGTGCAAAACTATTTGATATGAGTAGAATATTTAAAGCACTTGCAGCCGGTGGTGTTGCAGCTGTTAAGGCAATATTACCAGGCGGTCTAACTCCAGGTGAGGCGTTTAGAGAAAGTTACAATGCTAGTATGAAAGCAAGTGCGCCAGTAATAGTAGAAGACCCGGTTGGTTTAAAAGGTACTGATATTCAAAGTAACACAACAGAAAATAATATTAAAACACAAACTTTAAATCAAGGTTCTACAACAACTGGTACTACTGTTGTGTATAATGACCAATCAAATAAACAAGTAAGTAATCAAAACTATGCTAAGAGTGAAACTTACACAGGTTTGTTAAATACAGGTATAGACCCTTATTTTGATAGAGCGTCATACAATGGTGCTTAATACTGTCCTAGGTCTTTCTCAGTAATAATCTTAAACTCCATATTGTTCTCTTCACAGTACACACGAGCGGCAGACCATTTAGCCTGATTTTTAATATACTCAAATGACTCACGCATATAAGATTTTGTTTTCTTTTTTGGTGGTTTAGGTTTTAATGCTTGTCTATAGGGTTTTATTTCAATCATGTACTTATCGCCTTTTATAGTCTTCACAACAAAGTCAGGAAAGTATCGGTGATATTTCTTGTCTAGTGGGCTATAATATCTAACAGGCAATTCTTCACTTGCCCAAAATACAATATCATCATTGGTATCACAATAACGCATGAACCGTCTTTCAAGTAGTGAACGATACACTATCTGATTGGTATTGCCGACATATTTCTTTGGATTGGTTGGTTTGAATAAACCTTTATAACTCTTTCTCATATCACTCTTATTTTCTATATAAATATTACTAACTAAGGATTATTTATACATGGCATTTAAATCATTAAAAAATCATATAACAAGTTTGTCAACACCATTTTTGTCAGACATTGCTGGTAAAGCAAGTAATTTTATGAGTGGTGGTTCGGCAAAGAGTGCAGGTAAAGTGGCAGCTCAACTATTGAAGAAGGGACCATTTGATATACCAGATAGTCCATCACAACAACTTAGACAAAATCCACTATCATTCAACACAGTACAATATCCACTAGACCTTGGTAGTAACGAACTTGGCCATTACATATTATTTGAATCAGGTTTTGTAGGTTATAGTCCACAGACAGATGGTTTTTTAGAAAAATCAAATTCAACAGGTTCAGGCGACACAATAAATATTTCATCTAAATTACCAAATAGAAGTATTACAACTTCAGGCATAGCATTATATATGCCACAATCCGTAAAAACATCTTACACACAAAGTTATGATAGTGACACAGAAACAGGACTAGTAGGAGATTTAGAAGCTGCTGGTGTTACAATCTCAGGTGCAGAGGGAACTTCCGCTAAAGTTGAAGCTGCATTACAAGGTGTGATAGGTGGTGTTGCTCGAAATGCTAAAACTATTTTAGGTGAATTTGTATCACTTGCAGGTGTTGGTGACCCCGTTAGATTTGCAGCTAAGAGAGCTGGTATTGCAGTTAATCCAAGAAACGAAGCATTTTATAATTCACCTAATCAAAGAACATTCTCATTCGATTTTGATTTCTGGCCAAGAAATGAAAAAGAAGCAAGAGCAGTACAAGACATTATCACAATATTCAAATACAATTCATCACCAGGTTTCAAAGAAGGTTTAAATGGGTCTGTATTTACAACACCAAATTATTGGAAGATTAGTTACATGTTTAATGACGGCATTAATAATAATTTAAATAAAATTGGTGCATGTTATTGCACAGATGTGGCAGTAGATTACACACCTGATGGACAATTTACAACATTTGGTGATGGTTCACCAGTTCACACAAAACTAACAATAGCAATGTTAGAAGACAAAATTTTATCTAAACAAGACATTGAAGCAGGCGCATAATG